ATAGTAAAAGCACAAGCTCTTAATACAACTAAATCACAAAATGCTTTACTTGCCATAATAGAATCTGTAATTGATGTAATTTCTCCCTTAGAAGAGTCATCGTTTCCCCAAGCTAAGTTAGTAGTAGATACTGTAACTTCTATTTCGTATTGTTTATCTGGAGTTGGGAAAAATCTAACGTCTCCCCTGTCAATTACATAAGAAGTAGGATATGCAAATTTTTCTTGTCTCAGAATCTGGCCCGAAGTATCTAAGGCTCTATTAAATTTAATAAACTTTCCAATTAACTGAGATTGGTTTCTTCTTGTGTACTGTATGTTTTTAACCATACCTTCTACGGCATATTTATCAACTCTTGGAGAGGTTATAATAGTATCACGTCTTTCTAATACATTATTACTTATATAGATGTTATCTATTACATTTAATAATGCTTGATTAAGCATTTCTAATAAGAAGCGTTCGGTGTCCGGAGCATCCTGTTCATTTGTGTATAAGGGAAATCCAGTATTGATTGCTAACTTATTATATAATGTTTCAACTAACATTTATTTTAAAAATCCTCCTTTAAAAAGAAAAGAGAGAATATACTTATTTGCCTTATTTAGTATTAAATTATCAACAAACAAAGTACATCCCCTCAAAGTAATATTATAAGCTATCATTTAGATAGCGACATATTAGTTGTCATCAGTATCAGTATCTGCATCGGTATCAGTATCTGAGTCTGCATCGGTGTCTGAATCTGAATCTGAATCTGAATCAGCTGGTTCAGCTGGAGTACCATATTGGCCGTATCCAGTATTGTTAGCAAAACCACCAGCTACAACGTCTCTACCAATAGAAGCGTAAGGAGCTCCAGTTACAACATCAGAATCAACTGCTGGTACATTTACGTACGGCAATTCTTCTTTATATTGTAAGTTAAGAGTTCTTGCATCTTTATTTGTTCCAGAGCCCATATAATTATTTCCTCCGAATGTTAACATCTTATCCGCAGGCACTTTAACGAGAACTACTACACCGGCTTGAGGTACTGCAACCATTTCGCCATAGATTTCCATACAAGTATACTTGTCAGCGAATTCTACTTCGCTTTCTTGTTTTCTTATAGGAAGAGCTCTTGAAGCTCTAGTTACTAAGTTTTTAGTACCTACAACTATAGCACACAAAACATCTCCTTCAGACATCATTTTAGTTGATGTATCTGGGATATTAGTGCTTTTAAATCCTGCTGCTATAGCTGCTAATTGAGCACAGTGAACATTAGAGCCTGTAGATAATTCATTAGCAGTATTAAGGATAAATCCGCCAAATTTTTCATATTTACCATCTCTGATTACACTTTCAGTAACATCATCAATTCTTGTGTATTGAGAATTTAATAATGCTAATTTAAGTTCTGGAGCGATAAACATTGAAGCACTAGCTCTCAATTGTTCAGTAGGGTTAGCACCAAAAGAGTACTGACCGTTTCTGTCAACTGCACCGCTTCTTTCCAATTGCATTTGAACAGCGTTAACAATCTTGAACAACTCTTCAGCAGGATTTTTAGGAGCTAAAGCTGTGCCATAAATATCAATAGGCATATTACGACCCAAAACAGGAATATCAGTATTAGATAGGATTAAATCAAGAGTTAATAAGTTATGAGTTTCTCTTAATTTTTGCCCTGCTAAAGTTGTAAGAGCAGATTCTCTGTTCCATTTTTCTTCTATTCTTGTAAGGTGTGAAATTTTAAAACCATAAGCTAATGATTTATCAATAGTCATAGTAGCTTCGCTGAATGAAATATCAGACAATTGCGGTTTAACTATAGTTTTGAAGTCTCTAGCTTCAATCTTAACTGAGTTAGGGTCTATAGCAACTATTTTAACAGTATCACCATATTGGAAAAATTTCTTTTCGTGGTCATTGTTAACCAATTGGTCTGTAACGTCCGCATTAACTTGTTTTAATTGTAACGCTAAGACATCCTCTAGGGCTGTATGTTCCTGCGGAGCATATGCGCCTTGTCCGTATACTTCTCCATTAGGGCCTGCACCATTAGGGCCTGCTGCTTGAAATCTTTCTACCATAATAAACATCCTTTCTTTTAATTAACTTATCCGCTACTCGACCTTTTACTTGTTACGAATTACCAAAGCCCGACCGTCTGTGTCGCTCTGCCATAAAGGCAATAAGTAAGAAGTAGTAGCTTCGTACAACATATATTTGAATAATTTAACCTATCCGGGATAGGAGGAGAGATAGATTAAATCATTCTCATTTTTTCTTTATAAGCGTTAACTACTCTCATTGCTATAAGCTTTTGTGGGTTTGTGCTTCCTTCTTTAATATCTCTTAACCCATAAGCTATTGAAGTTTTAATAATTTCTTTTACAGCTATAGAAGATGGTATGCCTAAAGCTGTCATTGCTGTAATAGCTACGTCTGTAATCATTTCTGCTTGTATATTATCAGCCTCTGTAACGTGCAAATCTTTTATTTCTTCAATTTCTTCTTTTATAACCTTCATAGTTACTTTAGGAGTTGCCTTAATAACCTTTTCAGTTTTTTCTACACCATCTTTTGCTTTTGTAAATATATTTTTAATTCCTTCAAACATTTAATTATCCTCTATTTGCTATAAGGTATTCCACCACGTTGTGTCATAATTTCATTTATCAAGCCCATATGTTTTTGATAAAACTCTAATCTTTCATCAGGTGGTAATGAAGCATAAATTTCCATTACATTACCTTTACTTACTTCTTGAGCAGCCGAAGTTTCTCCGATTGAAGCACTCTCTTTAAATTCGTCTAAAGATTTTTTAGTAACTTCTTTTACTTCTTTCACAGTTTCAACTGTATCTTTAACAGTTTCTTTAACAGCATCTACAACATCTTTAGATTCTTTTGCTACGTCCTTAATATCTCCAGATATCATTTTAGCTCTTGCTACTGCCAATTCTACTTTAGCTGCTAAATCATCTCTTAAATCTTTTACTCCAACCTCGTGTAATATTCTTACAAAAGTATTGCAAGCCTCTTGTAAAGTGTCACCTTCTAAGCCATACTTATTCATTTCATTTTCGGCAGCTGCAAATATAATCTGTTGTCCCATAGCTACTTCATCAGCTTTTACTTTAGCTAAGATATCATCCTTAACTTGTTCAGCTTTAGATAGAATATTTTGTAAAATATTAAATTTGTCTGGAGCTTGCTCTTTCATAGTTTGGAAGTCCATATCTGTAGGAACTCCATATCTTTTACACTCGTCAACGATACGAGCATTCATAGCTTCTCTAAACTCTTCTAGTTCTTTTGTATTCTTAGCTACAGTTTCTTTATATGAAGTGATGGCGTCATTCATAGTCTTTTCATATTCTAATTCGGCTAATTTGGTTTTTAATTCGCTCACTTCGTCTAGGGGGGTATCCCCAGAATCGGTTAAATTTTCTTCCGTTTTATTTTCTTCTTCTTGCACGGAAGAGGTATTTTCTTCTTCAGTGTCGGAAGGAGTTTCTTCTTCTTTAGTTTTTACAGATTCGTCTTCTTCTTTCTTTTCTGATTCAGACTCTTCAGAAATCTCCTCTCCAGATTTTGTTCCTTCTCCTTCTCCTGCTTCCACCTCTTTATCGCTAGTAGGCTCTTTATCAGTTTCTTGTAGTTCTCCTGTTGCATCACCTTCTGTAGGTGTTTCAGTTGAGGGAGTTTCTTGTTTTAATTCTTCCTCGTCTTGCTGTTGCTGTTCAATTTGTTGTTGTTGTTTCTTTTCTTCAAAATTTTCCACTATTATTATCCTCCTCTATTGTGTATTTTCTTCTTGTATCACATCTGTTTCTTCTACTGGATTACCTTCATCCTCCTGTTGGACTACTTCACCTTGTGCTTCATCTTCTGTTATTTCAGGATATGTAGGGTTTCCTTCGCTGTCAAACAGTTCTAATAAATTATCCACATCTTTTAAATCTGCCTTTGCCATTAAGTATCTTAATGCTATAACAACTTGTTCAGGAGATAAATTAGAGAATATCATTTGAGAAATAGGTAAATTCAACATTTCCATCAATCTCATTCTCTCTCCTTCTTTATCGGCCTTGGAAGCTCCTGTAGAGATACTTATCATTAAATCAGGGTTAGCATAAATATCATTTAGTGGATGACCTACGGCTAATGCCAATTCTCTATTAAATGAATAGAATGCAGTTACTAAAGGCAATAGGAATTTATAACTAAATACATCCGTTTCTACTCTCATTCTAGCGTTAGCTTTTTGGAATAGTATCTGAGATTCTTGAGCAGTTCTTACACTTCCCGAAGTATCCCCGGATATGTAGCTATTTAGCCCTATCATATCTTTATTCTGTTGTATTAATCCTTGTAATAGAGCCATACCATTACCAGACATTTCTGGAGGACTAAACCATTCAGGTTTTATTCCCATATTCATTAGAGAGTATTCTAATTCATTGTTATCCCTAAGATGTCTTTGTTCATTATTAGGGAAAGAGCCTGTCGGATACATCAAGATAGGATTAGTTACCTCATCAATATTCTTGATAAATAAATCAACACATCTATTTGCTAAGCTATTAAGAGGTATAGTTGCACACAGTGGGCTTACTCCCCTATGCGTTTCTCTATCTACAATATATGGAGCGTAAATAATTTGACAAGTATCCACTCCAGAATAATCAATAAATGCTAACTTACCTTCTACTGTAATCGCTTTAATGTTAGTTAAAAGAGTACCGTCATTAGTTACATAATCTCCACGATATGTTAATACTTCTATTTGTTTTTCGGCTGTTTTATTATAACTTATTTCATTTAGAATTAAAGAATTGTCAGTATAGTTATAAGTGTTTCTCATAGAGTTTGCTTTAATAACTATAGCTCTTTTTTCTTCCTCTGTCAGTAAAGGATAATTAGTCTTATTAGTTAGCAACTCTCTTGAAGAGATAAAGCTTCTAATAATTTTAGGACACCCTTTAGGGTCTTTGTTATAATCTTCGGCATCTACAAAGAAGTCCAAAGGGTCTATTATTTCCACGTCTAAATCTTCATAAGTTACCCCCGTTTCGACTTTAAAAGATAAAACTTCTTCCCCCGTTTCTACGTCTGTAACTTTTTCTTTTTCTCTAAATCTTTCAGTAGTTTGCTTAAATTTAATAAAAGCTACTGCCTCTCCTTTAAGAATCCAATCAAATAGTAATTTATCTGATAGCTTTTCAATTAAAGCTATATTCTTAAATTGTTCTATCATTACGCTTTTTAACTGAGGGGCTAATAAAGTAGACTGAGCATTTCTACCTTCGATATCCATCAAAGCCGAATATCCTGGTAAGCAAGCCTCAATCAAAGCTGCCTTATACACATTGAAGTTTTCCTTTGTCGTTGTGTAACGTTCTTTATCCGTACCCTCTGCTCCTGCGTAAATAGACTTATATAAAATATCGTAATTCCTAAACATATTGGATTGATGGCCTAAATCAACCTTCCTCCCAGATATATATCTAGCAATTTCATCTTTATATTTAGATAAGTCATACCAGTTTTCTTTTATTATTATATTTTCTGCGTGACTATCAACCACTAGATTTTACCTCCTTTCTTATTATTTTCTTGTCTTTGTTTCATCATCGCTTCATAACTTTTTCTTAACCATATAGGATAACTAATAGCATCTATAGGGTGTATTAAGTATCTTAATTTATCGTCTTTCTTAATTTCATTATCTGTCGGTTGTTTTAATCCGGCATTAGATAATTGGTTTCTACATTCTTCAAAATTATATATCAATTTTTCACAAGAAGGATTCACAAATAATCTCCTAACGCCATTAGCATTTTTAATAACTCCTCTCAACACTGCTAATCTTTCTTTTATTAAAGGATTCGCTAATTGTATCTCAGGTGTTACTCTAAATCCTCTTTGAGAAAAATAATTTACCATTATAGCGAAATTGTTACCCGTAGTTGTATTCATCTTTCCAGCAGCATCACCCATTAATCTAAAAGCTCTAATTCCGTATTTACTTATAGCTTGTTGCGCAATAGGACACATATCAACTGTCATAATGTTATTCATTACTAATTCATCTAATATAAACCAGCAATCATTGTAATATTGCATTAAATACCAACACATAGGATTAACGTTAAAGTCACAACTTAATATTAATTCTGCTTGAGGATTAAATTTAATATCCTTGATATTCTCCTCGGTAAATCCTGGGAAAGCTACCGTATTATCAAAATCTACATCTCTACCTTCTATATTTTCTTGAGCTTCTTCAGAACTTAAAGCATCTTTTAAGTTTTCCACATAGGTTTTAGGTAAGAATATATTTTCGTAAGTAGGAGCGTTTATATATCTATACTTAGGGTTTCTAGTTCTAGGATTAATAAATCTTTTATATATCCATCCTCTCATCCCTCCCGGGTTTGTATGCATAAAGAATTGATAACAAAAATGGTCATCCCAATCAGGTCTCTTCGGTTGCCTTAAACGACCTAACAAATACCCAAATGCACTCTCATCTAATAATGAAGCTTCCTCAAATTCAATAAAACCAAATTCAAATGACTTCCATTGTTCCGGATTAGATAGAGTTTTAAAGTATAATACACTCCCGTTAATTAAATGTATTTCTGTTCCTCTATTGGAATATCTCCAATGAACATTTTCTTTTAATCCTATATTTTCTAGGTGTTCTACATACTTAGCCTTGGTAGTACCATCTACCAAATCTTGTGTAGCTGCTCCAATGAATCCTTTTATCCCAGGATATTTAAGAGCTAAATAAACCCCTCTAAGTGCTCCACAGTGGGTTTTTCCTGGTCACGAATTGCCCGTAACAAAGATATAATTTTTATATCTTGCTAACCACATCTTAGTAGATGTAGACGGACAATATTTAGCCTCACCTCCTTTCACTTCTTGTATGGTAGCTTTACCCATACTTATAGGTTTAGCTTTAGTCCAGGAAACTGTATACTCTTTATGGTCTTTATATTCATATTCTTTTTCGTTATGTTTTAGCTTAATGTTTCTTGTTCTCTCATAAGTAGTAGTACACTTACCTTGACTTGCACATACAAATTGAATGAAATCTCTATCATCTTTATTGTTTGAGCTGTACGTCCAAGACCCTTCAGTTGATAAACCATTCTTATGAGAACAATCC